TGAGAAAAACGGCAGTCGTATGTGCATTTTGTGAGCATAGGCATCCGATGTCAATTGTGTGTGACATGTATAACAATAAAATTACTAACATTTGCAAAACATGGTGCTCTGGATATGTATATGTAGGGGATACAAAACGTAACCTAATCATCCGAAAAGAACATTTAATTACGTATAATGAGGTGGTGAATCATGACTGAAAACTGGCCGGCCACCTATGAATTACCATCAAGAAGTCAACAAATCATCCAGGAATTAAACGATCTAGGCAAAGACTATCCTTGTCCGTTTTGCAAAGGCACCGATCTTGACTATTGCGATGGGAGGACTGTCTTTGTTAGTTATGTGGCTGTATATTGCCGTAAATGCAATGCATGTGGACCATATGGAACAGATATTAACCAAGCCAGGAAACTTTGGAAAGAAAGAAATTAAGGATGAAATGAATTATGAAAGAACATGCTGATAAACATGAACGCGAATTAGACGAACAGCGAAGTAAAGTTAATGAATGGTGTAAAGGACGACGATATGACAACAATAATCAACAACCCACCCCCACAAAAACATCAAACGATTGGAGTAGTTATTTATGAAATTACATGTATTTTTAGATGAACCGCTTGAGTTCATAATAACAATGGAATTTGATGATATGCCAAAACTTGATTCAACCATCACTATATATAGTAACCTTTATAAAGTTCATCGTATAACTTCAGGAGCAATTTTTGTTGACAAGATTGATGTGGGCGATCGTGATCTGTTAACTCGAATATTAGATGGCATATTTAATAACTCTCCAATCTTTGTATTTATTATTATATTTACATTTGTTGGATTAATATTTGGAATAGTAAATCACAATATATTTGATTTTGTATTATGTATAATTGGGCTAATAATGATTATAATTGGAGCAATTTTTTATTATGACGATAATTAATCCCCCCTATCTAAACTACATTGAGCATGGGATAAATACTTACATTCATCAATCAACTAATGGAAAGAGGCGATATATCGACTGGTTCTTTTCGCTTAATTGTGCAGGGGATCTATTGAACTTAAAAGTATTCCCTGATGCAAAGGAAGTTACAGAGACTATGGCGGTATACAATGCAACGCGTAAACAATTCAGGAAGAAGATACCAATGAATGAACACAAAATAGTCCATGTTGTGGCGGATGGTAGTACTCCAAGAACCGCGGCATTTCTAGCATTTTTAACCAAGTGGCAACTATACAGTATTGATCCACAAATGAAAGAGGAGTGGGTTGTTCAGGATAAAGTGGAAAGATTGAAGTGTTATAAAAATAAGATAGAAGATATATATGAGACATTACCTACTCCAGATCTGGTAATATTGGTGCATCCTCATGTTACCTACGAAGTAATAAAAGAATGTTATCCCAATACACCAATCATTGCTATGCCATGTTGTGTTCATTATCCAGAGGAACTGGCAAGCAAAGTGTATCGGGATCAAGGAGTATGGAGCCCACAGAACAAGATATTGATTTATAAAAATTATAATATGGAGATTATTAATGGCTAATGATAAACCAGTACAATGTAAATGGGCTGAATGTGGTATCGAATGTAAAAATCCAATCGTAATGGAGCAGCATGGTGATCGCTATGTTAAGAGGTGTCCATTTGTTGGATATTACTTCCAAGATAGAATTGGATGTTTTTGCCAACATTTCATACATAATAAACCAGTTAGATATGACATTATGGCTGGCGATATTGTAATTAAATCATATTCAACTAGTGATGATTTTTATGCTAAACAAAATGCTGACGAATATTTAGAAGAACTGCAAAATATTCATATTGAAGTTTGTGATGACAGTAATAATTTAAATTTAAAAATAGGAAGTGAAATTAAAATGTTAGAAGAAAAAGTTTTGATTGTTGCAGGACCAAGGGATTTTAATAAGGCATCACTATTTCTCCAGGAATTTATTAAGTATTATAAACAAATCCACCCAGATTTGGTTATTAGTGGCGCATGTCGAGGAGTTGATACGATGTGTAGAACTTATTGTGAAGGTGCCAAAATCCCATTTAAGGAGTTTATTATTGACTGGAAAACATTGGCTGAACTAGGAACACATTTGCTAGCATTTTACAACGGAAGTAAAGGGATAAATAACATGATTAAAGCAGCCAATGAAAAAGGTTTAACTGTTAAAATAGTTAATATTTGATAATAGGAAGTGAAATTAAAATGTTAGAAGGAAATATTACGCTAATTGCGGAAAAACTTGGAATGACCATAACCCAAGTATACAATTTAAATCTTGAGTATACTAGGATTATGGTTGGAGTTAGTATGTGGTGTATTGGAATTATGATCATATTTTATATTGCATGGAATGTAATGGTATGGTATGCAACACGCAGTGATAGTGAATGTTTTGAAAATTGTATGTTGGGTGGAATATCCCTTGGATTAATTCCTACTGCAATTATAGGTATGGTTGCATATGGTATATTCCTAGTAATAATTTTACCAAGTCAGATCCCTGAATACTTCGCTATGCAAAACACATTACATCAATTGAGTGGGATAATTTAAATGAGGAGTAATTGATCATTATGGAATTTAATGAATTTAAACAAGCATTTCAGAAGAACTTTGAAAAGATAACGGAAAATGTTAATCACCTATTTACTGTGGATGTAGATAGTGATGAGTTATGGAATCTGTATTTAGATAGTTTTCCTGTTGGAACAAATGAAATTTATAGAGAAAGAAGAGAGTATGATTGTTCAGCATGTCGTCACTTTATTAAGCACTTTGGAAATGTAGTCATCATAAAAAATAATAAAGTTGAAACAATTTGGAATTTCCAAGTGCCAGATACAGCCTATCAAACTGTAATTAATGTACTGGATAATTTTATCAAGTTACATCTCCCTTCCAATGTATATATATCAAAGGAATCAAAGATTGGCGTTGATAAGAATCTGGAACAATTGGATAGTGGACAAGTAGTGGAGTGGCAACATTTCTACCTATCATTACCTGCCAAATTTGTCTACTCTGGTCGTGATACCATTGACACTGTAAAAGGTAATTATAAAGCAATTCGTGATGTCTTTAAACGGTCATTAGATGAGTTGTCAATAGAGAGCGTTGATACAGTATTGGAGTTGATCAATTCAAATACTCTATATAAAGGCGAGGAGTGGAAAGGAGTATTAGAAACCTTTAGAAAATATAAGGTGGATTATGATAAGATATCAAAAATAGATGAAATAACTAACTTTGTTTGGTCAATGTCAATTGAAGCAGGTCCAGTTGTAGGTAAAATTCGTAATCACAGTATTGGAACACTTCTAATTGATATAACATCTAATATGGAATTGGATGAAGCAGTGAAACGATATGAGAAGGTTGTAGCACCAACCAATTATAAACGACCAAAGCCAATCTTCACGAAACAAATGCTCGCAGATGCGAAGAAGACCGTTGAAGAGTTAGGTTACTTACCATCCCTATCTCGTAGATTTGCAACACTTGACGACATCAATGTTAACAACATACTCTTTGCCAATAGAGATGCTGTAAAGCGTATAGTTGGTGACGATAGCGTGTTTGGCGAACTGCAATCATCTATATCTATTGATCCAAAGAAGTTTAATCGTGTTGAAGAGATATCGATTGATAAGTTCATAAAGGATATTTTGCCCACTACAACTGAAATTGAAGTATTCTTTGAAAACAAATTATCATCAAATATGGTATCACTCATTGTATCAACAAAGCCAGATGCTCCGTCGATGTTTAAATGGAACAATGCTTTTTCATGGGCATATATTGGCAACATTACAGACTCTACCATGAAAGAAAATGTAAAGATGGCCGGTGGTAATGTTGAAGGAGTGTTACGATTTTCAATCCAGTGGAATGATGGTAAAAATCATGATCCTAATGATCTTGATGCTCATTGTATAGAACCAAATGGTAATGAAATATCCTTTAGACGAAAAAGTGGTCATACAAGTAGCGGGATGCTTGATGTTGATATTATTAATCCAATCAAGAGTGTTCCAGCGGTTGAAAATATAACTTGGAGTGATAAGAGAAGGATGCCAAAAGGAACATATAAACTATTTGTTAATCAATATAATAATCGCGGAGGAAAAGATGGGTTTAGTGCTGAAGTAGAATTTGACGGACAGATCTTTGAGTTCAATTATCCACATGAATTACGACAAGGTGAAAATGTGCAAGTGGCCGAAATAACATTTAATGGAGAGAATTTTACAATCAAAGAAAAATTACATTCGTCGGTATCTACCAAAGAAGTATGGAATATAAAAACTAATCAATTCATCCCACTGAAAGTAATCATGTATTCGCCTAACTATTGGGATCAACAAAATGGGATAGGGCATCGTCACGTCTTCTTCATGTTAAAAGATTGCATTAATGATAGCAAACCAAATTCTTTCTACAATGAATTCCTAAAGCAAGAATTAATTGAACATCATAAACGGGTATTCGAAGCACTGGCAAGCAAACTAGCAGTAGAGGATGATAATACCCCTGATCAATTAAGTGGACTAGGCTTTAGCACGACCAAAAGATCGTCAATAATTGTTAAAGTAAAAGGTAATGTTGAACGTATTATGAAAGTGGTGATATGAGTTACATCATTAATATTATAAACATATAAGTTGAACATATTATAAGAAAGGAAATTTACCATGTTTGAAGAAGCGTTAAGAGAAAGATACAGATTTCCATCAACTGTGGGTCTGTTAAATGTAGAGGATTTATGGGCATTACCTGTTGAAAAACTAGATTTGGTGTATAAGCACTTAAATAGTGAATTAAAACAGGTTACTGAAGGAAGTTTACTAACAACCATATCTGATAAGGATAAGGAAGTTCAAAACAAGATTGATATTGTTAAATATATCTTTACAACTAAAGTTGCTGATCAGAATGAAAGGTTACAAGCAAAAGATCGATCTGATAAAAAACAATATCTATTATCATTACTTCAAGAAAAGCAGAATGATGAATACAAGAGTAAATCCGTTGAAGAACTTCAAAAGTTAATTAACGAGATCTAATCTAGTTACTTTTTTTATTTTTAATCGTCGTGGTGGAGTAACTTATGATATCAACTCATAAAACATGAACAGGATTACGGGGAGATTAAGATATAATGTTAGAATATAACCTTGGAGATGTCGTAGACCTAATCTATGGAGATGATAACATTGTAAGGGTAACCATAATATCAATATACCATGATGTTAAACGTATTGATGATTATGAAGGGCATGTTAATGGGTATGAAACTCAGTATATTGAATTTACGGGGATTGATTTTTCAAAAATATCCGAAAGTGCTTCATACGTCCATAGCGAATATAGAGCATATGAAATATATAAATGGAAATTGAGGGATATAATACCGAAGGTAATTAAAACAGATAATAAGTGGAAGATGATATAATGGTGAAAGTGATATTCGATGATTGGCCCAGAAGAAGTTGTAACATATAGATGTAACAAATGCCAATATCTAACTTGTTATTATGATAGTTGTGAAGGTTGGTTTGATTGCTATTGTAAAGACATATTTATAGGATGTTTTGGACCCGCTGAAGATATTTGGCCTACAAGTCATTATGATGGTATTAAATATGAATGTCCTGAATTAAAGGAGGTAATTGGCGACTCATGATGATTGATGTGAAAAATCGATGTATCATTACCAAGGATGGTGGTGAACAGGTAATTGTCGATGAGGTTTCATCGATTGTATTTGAATTTGAATTTATGGGGTTGAATTATACACTATTTAAATCCGCAAGTGACTTTGCAAGGGATTGTTGTTTTCGATGATGGATGGGAATATATTGCTGAACAATATCGAGTGTGGTATTAAATATGAATGATATCAATTTATCAAGTGTTAGCAAAGAATTAATTGTTTGTGCCTGTAAACAGATTCTTAAAGAACTAGAATCAAAAGATTATTGTGATTCCTATTCATTAAGATTCACGCGGCATTATGATGATGTTTAGAGAGAATAATGATTTTACATAATGAATTTAACTTCTGGAATCACGGGCATTGGTATAGATGGTATAAACGGACATATAGGGGGCACTGGATGGATTTAATTCATATGGACGGTAATAGTTATAATGATGTATGGAATACTTCACATTTGGTAAATCCACTATGGAATCCAAAAAGGCTGTATTATCCCTATAGAATGAAGATGGGAGATGGTAGATTATGACAATTGAAACAGAAAATGATTTAATTAACTTTCTAAACTCATTTGAATATGGGTTTGAATTGAATGAGAATGGGCATTATAAGGCAGTTATTAAAGGGAACGGTGTTTTGACATCTCACCGTACAACATTTTGGGGAAATAAAATAGAAGAAGAACGGATTGATGTGATTACATATAATTGGTTTGGTGATTTTGTTGAATTAATCAGGAAAGAATTAAAGTATGGAGGTATAGTTGACTGGATTCCCTCTTGTATAGTGTTCAATAGTAGATTAATAACACCGGACTGTAATAAGTTTGCAAGAGTTGTAATTGATTTATATGAGAAGGACGAAAGTGGTAAATATGCAGATTTGAAATATGAAACTTATGTTCACGGTTGTGGCATAACTATACATCAATACTGCGGGTATTATTCTCTTGATGAACTAAAAACTTTAATCGTTGACACGTTTAATAAATATATGGAAGATCATAAAGAAAGACTTGAAAATAAAAAACTTTATAGCAATGAAGGTGCAATATTTAAGAAGTGCAAATAAAGGAGTTACTTTTAATGAGGTTGTGGCATCAGTCATTAATCAAATATCTCCCCAGACAGCAGTTACTTGGTTTGCATCGCGAAATTTGTGCTCTTCGGGGTAATGGCTGGGGTAAGAAACATGCAACTGTTGATTATGTGTTTATTCATCCATTTGAATGGCTAGTTGCTTATCATTATAAAGTTGTGGAGGAGATGAGAGGAAGAGGGTATGTTGTAGATGTCAATTGGATTAATGTGGAATATCGTGGAAAGCAATGTGAACGTGAAAGCATTTTTAATAATGTAACATTTTTCGATGCACTTGACCCTGACATTATCTATCCAGAACATAACAACGACTATCTTTCTGAATGTATTGAAAATTTAAAAAATAAAGGGATTGTGATTAATTACGAGCAATAAAACAACTGTAAAATATTGTAGAAAATTTGATTGTAAATTTCATGAGTATCATTCATTTCAATGCCAATTTAAATGGATAATAATAGGTGAGGATGGTAAATGTACAAATTATGAAGGAAGAGATGATAATGCTAAAATTGGGCAGTGCCACATGGTGATGTTCTGTGATAATTATGGAAGGTATAATGATCTATGTAATGGCGTGAAACCTATATGCGAGCATTATAAAGGCCAAGTATCATTTGAACGTAATATTCCAGAGTGGTTACAAATTAAGATCTTTACAAAAATTGAACACATTAAAAGCAGCAATCGCTGTGCATGTAAAGATGAAGTAATTAAAGCATTGGAAAGTGTCTTGGATATGAAATATAATGATTGAATGCGCAAGGTGCAATCGTCGTATCTACTACAATGATCTCTATTATAGTATGTTCAATACATTACCCGATTATTATGATTGCCCATATATTTACTTTTGCAAGTATTGTAGCGAGATGTTATTAGAACATATTGAGAGTTTACCATGAGTGAATTAAAACGATTAGATGGTCATGGATGCGATGAAAATTGTTATAATTTCAGAACGTTTAACAATGTTAATTATTGCAATGCAATGTTAGATGATGTTTTAATTAAAGTAGACTGTATTTACGGGAATTAGTGTCAGAAAGCCCACTTCTTTAGATGTGGGATGAATGGCACTCTTATGTTATCTGGCAGGGAAATAATTATATACTTTCCAGACAACTAATATATATGGCACATGAAAGGTGGACCCATGGAAAAACAGTGGTGTATAATCTGGGTTATCATCTGATTTGGTGTCCAAAATATCGGAGAAAGGTTCTGGTAGATAACGTTGAGAAAAGACTCATAGAACTTCTTAGAGAGAAGGCAGATGAGATCGATATTAAGATTGAAAAGATGTCGATTATGCCTGATCATGTTCATCTGTTTGTGAAGTCTAAACCAACTGCATCTCCTCATTGGATTGTTCAGCAATTCAAAGGCTATTCTTCGAGAATATTGAGAGTAGAGTTTGACGAGTTAAGATCCAGACTTCCCAGCTTATGGACTCGATCTTATTATGTTGAAAGTTGTGGACATATTTCCGATGCAACTGTAAAACAGTATATTGAGGATCAGAAGAGATCATGATTCTAACCTTCAAAGTTAAGCACAACCAAGACTTTTCAGATGAACTGGAAAAGGCTAAACAGGTTGCTGACTTTGCAGTGAAGACCAAATCCCGCACATCTAAAGATGTGAAACACGTTGGTTTGAAATCTATGATATCAAATCAGATCCTCAAGAAATATGGTTCAAACAAGAAGATAAAATCTGTTAAAAGAGTTAATCTGATCATTCCAAACCAAGGGATTAAAGTTAATAAAGATCTCCATGAGATTAAGATCCCCTGCCTCAAATTAACTCTAAATTATAAGTTTCAAGACTTTGAAAAGGTAAACCAGATTGAAGTAGATGGTGAATTTGCTTTCGTTTCCGTAACAATTCTGGAAGAACCCCTGATAGAAGTTAATTCTTGGATTGGAGTAGATCTCAATACTACCGGGCATGTAGTAGTTATTGCAGATCCAGTATCAGGTAAAATTGAGAAGTTAGGAAAGAAGGCAGAACATACCCACAAGAAATATAAGAATATCCGTAAGGATCTTCAGAAGAAAGGTAAGTATGGAAAAGTTAAACAGATCAAAGACCGAGAGAGCAGAGTTGTCAGAGATTTGAACCATAAAATGAGCCGAGAGGTTGTAAATGTAGCAAATGAAAGCGATTCTGGTATTAAGTTGGAACAGTTGAAGAACATTCATAAAACTGCTAAAAGTTCAAGATCATTCCGATATTCTTTGCACAGTTGGTCTTTCTATCAACTTAATCAGATGGTTGAGTATAAGGCTAAGCTGCTTGGAATCCCTGTAATCTATATTGATCCGCGATACACTTCTCAAGAATGTAGTATTTGTGGACTTATTGGTAACCGGAATGGTAAATCATTCAAGTGCCCACATTGTGGTCACGTTGATCATGCTGATGTAAATGCTGCTTTCAACATAGCATTGCGATCAGATAGCATTGATCGATCCATTGCAGAAAGAGATGTAATGGAAGGGAGCACCGATACCCCTAAAATGGCAATGGTTCTTGGAAGCGAATCAACCATAGAACCCCACGCACTTTAGTCGTGGGAGTATGTCAGAATCGTTACTAATATAAACGATAACAACATATAATAATGTTTATGGATGATCATGATACCAATACAATTACTTTCCAACTAACACGATCTCAACTTTGGAGTATTGCAAATGCTTGTGAAGTTGTGTCGCGTCTCCATTTAAATCAATTTGATGTAATAAAAGATGTATGCCATAGAAAAGGTCAGCCATTTCCCGACTATCATGAATTCAGAAAACTTGAGTTACATCTTAAACAAATATTTAGTCCAGAATTAAGTTCAAATGCTTATTGGGGAATATTTAATGTACAAATATCGGATGATGCGCGCACTCTATGGGATATCTATCAAACCATACGATATGAACTATCTTGGGAATCTAATCCTCTTGGTGGAATGACAGTAAACTATGATCAACCATATAATTCAAGTAAAGAACAATTGCCGAAAATAACATTTGAAGACCCCAATACTCCAATCTACCTATCATTTTTCAGAAGATTAGAATATAGTATCAATCAAATGGTAGATAAATCTGGATGGAAAGAAAAATCCGAGAAAGATAAGTGGATTAATTTGTGTAAAGAGTTTGCACTTCATGAAAATAATCACATCGCCACATATAATACTCCACTACCAAGTAAAGAGTATAATGAGTTTTTTAATTTAAAAAGTGACGATGATGATTGTTATGTTATATGGGATGATTCGTATGTATGTAGTATTGAAGATGGAAAACTAACTAGGAAAAGAGTGGATGATTAATGAAATTAATAAAGAAATCTATCAAGAGTATACGATGTAGTGAATGTGGCAATTATTTCAGAAAGGAAAATATAGTCTGTACAAAAGGATTAATATTATGTAGTGATTGTTGGAAACTACGTCAAAATGAGTTCAAATATAAATTGAAGATGAAGAGGTATATTGAATGATAAAATGTTATTTAAAAAAGATTTGGTATGATTGTAAAGAAGGATTAACAGTTGTATCTTTTATAATAACGATGCTTATAGTATTAATCGGTCCTATATACATAGAAAAGTATTTATTTGGAACTGATTATTATGGAAAAGTTATATGTATATTACTCTGTTTGTATATACTGTATATTGTTGCATTATGTATTGCTGGTTATGTAAATAGTGTAAAGAACTGGTGTAAATATAATGGAAGGTAAATAATAATGATCGATTATAATATTGTAGATCTAATTACATTAATGGGCAGCATAATAATTGCAATAATATATGTTGTTGTTATCTTATTTAAAGGGAATAATAGATGATTTGAATGAAGAAAACATTTATTCCAGATCCAGATATGTGCTACTTCAATAAAGGCGCACTAATAGAACGAGGACATTATGTATATGCAGAGGATACCACATTAGAAAAACGAGTTGAAGGACTAGAATACCAATTTAGAGAACTAAATAGTTTACTCATAAATATATGGGGTCATTATCAGTCAGAAATGTCACCTGAAATGCGTGAATCATTAGATAAGATAATGAAATTGTGTAGAGATATGGCGATGGAAATGGAGTAGTATAATGATTAATCAAGTCGATTTGCTTGTAAAATATATAAATAAACGTCCAATTGTAACATTTAATAAAACTTGCATTTCGTCAATAACCGATGAAGAATATAGAAAACTACGCAATATGGAACTTGTTGATTTAATTCGTATATGGATGGATATCAATAATAGAACTATATATTCACAAACAACAGATCGCGGTATATTGTTTATAGATGATCTAAATGAAGAAAAAATTTGAAATTGGAAATAAAGTATTGTTCTATCATGTTGATTTTGAAGATGAAGTAGAAGGAATTGTTACAAAATTATATAATAATGGTATTATAGCAATAGCATTTATTCATCCCATACATGGTTATCAATTATTAGGATTACACACAAGTGCATTACGAAGGACAATTGATAAATATCAAGATGAAGATATCATAACAATATGTCCTATTCACCTCCAAACAATAAACCCGGAAATTTGTTGTAATTGCACATATTTGATATGTGATAATAATGATGATATTGACAACACTGCATCAAACACTTATTGGTGTGATATAATAGATAGATTTTTAAACGAACAATTTGATGAAGTTGAAGAATTATAATGACAATTAAAACTTCACACGATCTATTGGATATCGAAGATTATATCATTAATCATTTACCAAGCGATTGCAACACCATCCTCCACATTTCTGAAGTAGGTAGTTTTATGTGGGGAATGGGTAATGAAAACGATCCTACTAAAGGTATAAGTGATCATGATATTTTCGTCATATATCAAGTATCAACAAAATCGATATTGTCAGGATATAGAATTAAAGATAATTCACCAAGCAAACATGACATCACAATTAATGGTAAACAGTTTGACTTCTCATTCATGGAAATTGGCCACTTTATCAATCTCCTAATAAAAGGAAATATCAATGTAATTTGGGGATTGACTAGTCCATTAATATATAAATCAAATGTTAATGATATTAAGGAATATGTGTCTAAAAATATAAATCATTTTAATATCTTACCGAGTGCTATAGGCATGGCAACAAGTTCACTAAATGATTCAGTGAAACGAGCATCAGTTCGTCCTCCTCAAAAATGCATTAATACTGCATATAGAACGTTAATATGGACTAAACAAGTATATAATGAGGACGTTATTAATTACTTAGTAAAATGTGAAAATGTTACAGAAGAACGTTGCCAAAATGTGATCAAGGAAATAAAAGAAGTGTATGTTGATGGTGATCATAATATCATGGAATTATATTTGAGAAATGCTTTATATACAATTAGGTATAACGATTTATCATCAACAAGAGAGAGGGGATCGATATGATGCATTGGAATGGGTTCTCAAATTAAAGAAATCGAGGAAGAAATAATGGTAGAATTTATTAATAAATTAAAGACAGTTTCTAGGGCACCTATAAAATGCCTGGTTTTAGTTACAGGAGATAAAATCTATTATCCAAAAGAAATGCGAGATTATGAAATTGGAACATATCTAACATTTAATGAGAAAGGTCATCTGGTTCCCATACTGGAAGATGGTAGATCCCATTATGTTATTTGTGGTGTTTCCACTGCTTTTATGGAGAACAATGTTAAATGACCTATGATTTATATGCTACAGAAATTGAACGCAACAAGAAATTCGTGAAAGAATTACAGGAAATATCTAATAAACAACTTCCTAGTGATATTTATAATTAATAAAGAAGAATAAACGGAGTAATTATGATAAAGTCTTCGTGTGGAATATTCTACAAAGGAGTACATTATACTAGATTTTTTGTGTATAATCAATTATGTTATGATATTGAATGCATTGATAATACTATAAAATTATTTCAAACTGAACATAATCATGTATATGGTGCATGGAATACTAATGAAAGAAAAGAATGGTTGGGCGGATTTAAGATAATTAGAATGGAGCCATAAAATGAATGATTTTATTGGTAATGAAATTAAGATAAAAGTTAAACGATTAGGATTGCCAAGGAAAACTACTTACAGCGAAACTAATAAATTTGATTAATTAAAAAATAACGATGGTGATATTTTATGACAATGTTTGATAAATTACGGTGTAAACACTATAAACAAATCGGCAATAGAACATTTTGTGATGTGACGGTGACATGTCCGTTTCCAAGAGTAATATTAAATAATTATACATGGACTTGGGCTAGTGAAATTTGCAAATTTTATGAACCGCTCGAAAAGTGGGGAATGTTTGTAACATATGTTAAAACTGAAACTTGGGACTGCCCTATAGACCTTGGGGAATGTGGATATGGTGGTATGTCAAGAAGAAAAGATATCGTAGATTATATACAAATATCTGCTCCCTTTAACTCGGAACAAGAAGCAAAAGACGCAATTCCACCTTGGATGAAAGATGTAGTTGTGAGGAAGATTGATAATGACTAATCACTCTTATCGTATGACTGACAAAGAAGCCAAGCATCTCCGTGAACTACCACGAACACTTGAAGCAGCAGTAGAACAATTAGACTATTGTATTTCATATGCATACATGGGAACCCCCATAACTCAAGGCGACATAGGAGACATCCTCTTATTAATTGTTATGGCTACCGAACGAATTAAGGAACATTTAAATGACATATGAATGGACATTATTGAAACCAAATGATACAGACATTCTATGTATCTATGTTAAGGAAAATGGTGCCGTTGTAAAGACATTAATCCCGAAGAAGTTTCTTGATGACAAACGTGATGTACATAGTTACAAGAAAGAAATTCGCAAGTTAAAAGATAGATTGTCAGTCCAAAACAAAGTAGGTAAAGAAGAAGTGTTGACTATCTTACGCAAATCTAGTTGGAATAATTGGAAACCTATTCAATGTATCGATGCCATTAACGAGATGTTTGAATGAATTATGAATTAGATCTATCTAGGTTAACTATCGATCAGATGAAAGATATCATTAAAATAATCAATCCTTCATGTGGTGAAGATAAATTTGAACCTACGTGTAATTTATGCGATGCATGTATGAAAGAATGTATTGAAAGAGGAATATTTCCATTACCAATTGCAAGTTGTGGATGAGTATAAATATATTGGTTATTAATCATGACATATATTATAACCCCTTATGGATCTGCGTATCCAATTGACAATAATGCATGTTTTGAAGTTCATATACATGAATGTTATTGTGTTGTAGACATGACAAGATTTTATGAATTGTTACAATGGATCCCTATATCACCTAGATTTGAATTTAAAGATTATAAAGACGACGATGATGATGACGATGGCATAGACGCTGCTCATTATGAAGCGGGAAAGTGGTTGGAAGATCTATTAATCCGGTTACATGATAATCCAATTGTAATTCATTGCACACGCGATGGAGAGATGTTCATAAAGTAATAGAATAAGGAGGACAACATATATAATGAAACTTTGGACTGATAATGAATTTAAACAACTTAAACATCTATATTGCAACACTTCAATGACGTCTACTGAAATTGCAAAAGAAATGAGTAGAACAATTGGGTCAGTAAGAATGAAAATTGTAAAGAACGGATTACATTTGGAAAGGAATGGGTGGTAAATTACAGAAAGCCTCCCCATTGGTGGAATAAACTATGGTAAAAACAGTAACAGGATCAAACTGCGATGATTCTGATAACTATCCAAATTTAAAATGTGCATTCTGCATAAGCTTTAACCTGTGCGACTATATCTGCGATTTAGAGGATTATAAACGCGACCTAAATAATTATATAGGACAGTGTGAAGGCTTTTCACCCAAATGTGATAGTTGTGTAAGTGTTATGAAACTTAAAACAGAAATATCCAGACTTGAGTATGATACAACACAAAAAGACAAAGAACTAAAAGCATTAAATAAGTTCATTCAGACATTTATATCAAATAAACGACATATTTAATTACAATAGGAGACAATACCTATTATGTTATTTTATAACAACGAAGCGGCGAGATCTATGAATTATTCAGTGGAAAGAATTGATGATGATGATGTATATTCTAAATTTTACAAAAATCCTAATCATGGAACATATTTTGCTGTAAATTATAGTAACGCAGCATTACGAACTGGTATAATTCCAATGATTCAAGATATGTATATGGATAAATGCAACCCAATCATTCTAGGAACCGATGTATTTGACGATGCTGAAGTAAAAGATCTTAACATAAAATTTGAGGCAAAATGTTTTGCGGAGTTTGATTTTAATATAAATTATGGAAAAGTAAAGCATACTGATGATATACCTAAACTGATACCAGATTATTTTTCAGATCAAACTCCCATGATATTTTATAATACCGTTGCAAAAGTGAATGATTCCGCTATAAAAGTAACACGAATATTACTGAATTTAATACCGCATAACCAAATTACGTTTGATAATTATATAAATCCACAAAAAATTAACGACATTCCAGAACGTGGAAATCTTAAAATATTGCTACATTCTCCGGATGGTCGCAAAATACTATGCAGATTTATAATTGAAATAGAGAAGAGTAAAAGAGTTAATAGCCATGTCTGGAATATTAAAAAGTTTGAAATTGTGTGATATCCAATGAATATGATAGAGATACTATTAAAGATATATCTTCAAAATTGTCATTGTATGGGGCCGTTACTTGAAGAATTTAATCTTGAAGATCAAGATAAAGTTTTAGCACTAATAAGCATGGGCCTCCTTGAATGGGAAGAATCATTTTGTGAAGAGTCCATCTTGTCAGTTCCCGATGAACTAGTTCAATCAATTTGTAGTATTTATAATGTTGTTTATAGAAAAACCCCATCATTGGTGGAATAAACTATGGTAAGGAATTAATTAAACTCAAATATCCTTACTTTTTTTAAAAAAAGATAACAATCAATCATCATCCAACTTTATTACAGCAGTTGATGAGTTGTTTGCATATAGACTTGCGTTACCCTGAACCATAACAGTGATCATGTTGCTGTTTCTGGACAGATTGGTAATTTCGTCGCTTGTCATTCTACCATATAGAAGATCTGAATCGTGTGGCATTTTAGCAGTGCCTATAATGTTTTCAGACGTTCCTCCTACCTTGGTATTTGCAGAATATGAAAGTACATTATCACCATCTCCCGCACCCATTACTCCCACAACACCATTAACTTTCTTTTCACTAGTAATACCATCTTCCGGATCACAAGTTTTATCAACACTTGATGCTGAATTTAACAATGATGCTCCATCGAATGCATTAGCAGCGCCGGTGGCTACGAGTAACGTGCTATCGGCAATACCATCAACAGTATTAACTGTTTTCTGTAATGCAGATTGCCCAATTGTAAGAACGCCGGAAGTACTAGTCAATTCATTATGTGTAGTGGATGTATTATTAAACATCTGTTTATTTACCACATCCTTACTACTATAACTTGACTGAAACAGGTTTATATTCCCTGCGTTAGCGGAAACTTGTGCAGTGAAGGTGGCACTTGCTATCCCCACGACAAGTATAACGCATACCACTGATATTACAACACCTAACACTTTTTCCATGATACATACATCTCCTGTGCAATAATCACTATCATCGCACAAATAGTAAATTGCCTTTGTCCTCTCATAATAACAACATAGATAGTGTAAATAGTGTTAGGATAGTTGGTAATTGCTTACATTGACAAAAAAATCACTATTATTAAAAACCAAATGAGTATTTTCACCGATCGAAGAAATTGTAGTAGCGTTTTGATAGGGCCCGCCCGAATGAAAAAGGTTAACATTTCCTGCATTGCTGTTCACGTTGACATTTAGCGCGCCGTCCACATTTACTGTGATCAGCCCCACCACAATCAATATTATTAAAATTGGAAAGAGATATCGCATAACAAACATGATCGTTACCAATATATAAGGGGAGTGAACGAGTGTTTATATAAAATGAAATAGAATAGTGATCTATGTCTCACATAATACATCTAGTTGGTTGTGATGGCTGTGGTAAATCAACTATCCATAATAATCTCCGTGAAGAATTGCCAAATATAACATATATCAAGGAACCAGTAATTAAATCCAAAGAGAAATTAACTGTTAATGATGCAATTGAATATTTTGCAAAAGATCGGCATAAATTATATAGGGGAGTAGATGTTAGAGATAATATAATAATTTCTGATCGTTCGTATATTTGCAGCCTGGTCTATCAATCACTAGAATTAGAAAGGGAAAGAAGACTGTCCTTCCCAGAGTCAGTATACTATGTTTATGATTCACAATTGTCAATTCACAAACCCAATATGATCTTCTACATTTATTGTAGCGATCCATATAAGATACAGAAAAGGTTATATACGCGCAAACATGAAAAGGATAGTATATTAACTATAACTCAAATTAATGATATACAATCAAGGTACCTGGCCATATTTAAATTAATGAAGTATGATGAAATTGTGATTCCAATTGATACAACAAATCAACCAATCTCCTATAGTGTTAGTCAAATCATCTCCAACATCAAAACCATTATATAATGGAAAGATAACCTTATTTTATGGCATGTAAAACTCCAAAAGGCAAAAAGAAAAATGGCGTTACTGGTGGAAAAAAACCAAAAATGCCAATGAAATGATCAAAACCTTTTTTTAATCAACCATCAAATAGTATCTCATGCAGCAGCATCATATTTGCCGGGTATGCGGAAAGTCACTAGATTCATCCACAATATGGAAAAGTAATATTAAAAAACATAACTGGATTTGTAATGAGTGTGATACTAAACGAAGGAGATCGTCGTCGTCTTTACAAAAATCAAAATCTCCGTCTCAAGAAGTTATCACTACACACAAACATTCAATTGGGAAGATATCCACAGAAAATGCATATTATTCATGCGCATATTGTAATCATAAACTAATTGACAATATTATGGAAGAAACATATCCAAAAATGATAAATTGCACCCTCTATGAATTTATGTGTGATGAATGCGAAAAGAAATGCACATCGATTATAGTTATTAAGGATCGAAATCGTAATGGTTGCAATTCCCCGCTTGGTTGTTTATATCCACACGGAGTAGTTGCTATGTGGTATCAACTTCGTGAGCGAAAACATCCAATGATAAGTGATTATCTTCGTGGATTTTTCAGTAACGAACAATTAAAAAGATTAGACGAAGAAGAATTAATAGAATTCAGAAATACAGTTTGGTGAACAGACATAAAGTGATATTATGATACAACTTAAAGATGAAGATATAGAATACACATATAAGATATGGAAAACCTATTTTAATGATGCAACATTGGATATAAAATGGGATATAGATAATATTGATCAACTTTTATATATATGTGGTATCTTAACAGCGTTATTCGAGTTAGTAATTCTAAAAAATAAAACACATAACATTTAAATAATAGCAAGATCAACATAGTTGTGCACAACAGCAAACAATAAGCAAGAGAAGATCGTTTTCTTCTTTTTGTTTTTTGTTTCAGAGTGGTGATGCCGCTGCGCTTTTTTGAATTGTGATATATGGCGGGAAATTTTCTCTTGAAAACTGTTTAAACAATTTATCGACATCGCACCGTCCTAGTATAACGCGTGGTAATTCGATTAAATTGTTGCTTCCTGCCATAACATAATCAACTCGTATGGTTAATATATTAAATTATATAAATTGATAATATTAAATTCGTGTATATCGTTATCTGAAGATATTGATTCTAACGCTTGAAATTGCATAATTGCATTTATTTTACCTTCGGATGGACCTCTAAATATAATTTTAACATTGTGGCAGACTTGTTTCTCGTCCATTTTTAATTCTCTACAATCTAATGTAAATTTCATTTTATTTAATGGGTTAGTAAAAAATTTAAATCCATAAACATGCTGTTGTATTTCGTCAATATATAAGTCTGTATTGTATGATATGCAAATATTATCTATTAAATTATTGTCCATTTTTTTCATATTACTTTTAGGAATAAAATCGAATTCGCTTATTACTCCAGATATTTTATATTTTGCATAATCTTTAGCATAGCATTCAATTGATAGTTTGCTTGGCCTACCATGTAATATATCTACACAATCTATTTCAAAAGATCGTTTAAGATTATGTTTTAGCATATCATCAATTACTTTGAATATGACAATTGGCCGCAATGCTCCGCTAACTTTAAACCTATATGGATGTCTACCAGATCGTACGAACGAAAAGTCGGTAAAGTTGGTAGTAATCCCATCATATGTGAATCCGGTCATAAAACAATCAATACATTGCCATTATAAATAGATTTCGACACCATCCACTATTCACAATCATTTATATATAGGTAACCGATACTTATATATATTGGTAATGAATTGTATATAAATAGTTATTCATGGAAAACATCGCTGAATTTTATAAAGAACAGGCCGAAGAAGCCACTCAATACGTCAATATCGGATTTAAGTCCATAAAAATACGCGAGTTTGTGAAAGATTTATCGGAAACTTTGGGGGAACGCCGGTTAATAGAATACGCCGTATACAATGCATTTTTGTCGGAATTCCCATCAATAGAACTATCGCGCAACTACTTTCACACCGTCTGCTCACGGGGCTTTAAATGTTATGTTGACGACACAAATAAAACTTGGATAGACACAAAACTCGTAAAGGAAATCAAAGAACGAAAAAGGAAAAGATGACCCACACTTGCCTAAACAAAAAAGGAAAAGAAGATCTGCTTCCTCTCTATTCTTGTTGTTTTGGGCACCATAGTATTGATCTTAACAATATATATACTTAATGATGCATATATAGTTATTGCAAAGATTTAAATATATAAACGACATATTTATAGTTTGATGTCTGAATATAAAGAGGTTCCTGCGCGTAATTGTGAAATATGTAAGTTTCGAGAAGATAATTTTTGTAAACGGAAGCGCAAGGACATATCATTAATTGATCAACCAACATGTATTCACTATTCTGAATCATTGTATCATAGATTTATAAAGTTTTATAATGAAGAGTGGATTGAGAACGGTGTTTATCAAACTACTGATTTTGTGGGAATTTTTGGAATAAGTAGACACTTGGCACGACATTATCTCTATGAAATTTTAACTCTGAACGAACATAAAGTGTTTAGATATAAGAAGCATAACAAATCCTATTATATTAAACGATCATGTAAGTATACTGTTCCTGGCTATGTAAATTCTCGTGACGTTGTTGATGCATATACACAGGCAGAGCAGTTTAGAAAAGATGGATTGAAAATACTTCTAACTAAATAGTTATTTGAATCGCCAGTTTTATATATCATCAACTCCTATTTTTATTGGTAATTATGGAAACAACGGAAGTAGACTACGAAAAGATAGCAGAACGATATGGCATTTCTGTAGAAGAAGTAAAGGATAAACTGGATAAGAATTATAGATCTATCCTGAAGGAGTTAGAAGGGGTTTATAGCAGTCCACAACTTGAAGCAGAAGCAAGTAAATATAATGTTGCCGCCATCCCTACGATTTTCCAACTGGAAGGATTGAGACTTGCAAAGGATAAAGCAGCAAAGGGGTTACTTGATACTGCTGGAGTGATTATTCTTGGGGTTAGTCCTCCGGAAGATGGTAACAGTTACAAGATGTGGAAGCAGAAGGAAGAATATAAGAAGTTATTAAATAAAAAAGAAAAAACTGAAGACGATATTGTCAAAATGAACAGTTTAGTTAAACTGGGAATTAGTGAAACTAATGGTAAAGAATATCCTATTGCTCTTGATAGCGAGGCAATGATTGAGCGCAAGGATAAAGACGGTAATAAAACAATTGAAACTAATCCAAACTTTGGTCAACCAATTCCAAAGGCATTGAAAATAAGTGTTCCATTCATTCTGTGCGCACTCAATGATTCAGCGAAGGAAGAATTCTTAATGGGTTCTATGCGATGGGATAAAACAATTAAAAATCTTCCTGATGTTGGCAAGATGTCCACTGTATATGGTAAACAGCATGATCCAAATAAGCCATACTTCACTATAAATAAAGATGCATATGAGGGAGAGGAACTTTATAAGAAAGCGTTTGACGTTGCGATGAGAGTGCTTCCTTCCACAGAATTTTGGATGGATTTACCAGCAATAGATGATGCGCCGATAAGTGTATTTAATGAAGATAAAGGTAAGAACACGACCGTGTATACAAAGTTCGCTGCGACTGGAATGGTTCAGAAAGTGCAGATACAGGAGTTTGTTAATAAAGATAATAAGAAGGAGCACAAAGTTTCTGTTACTGTTGGTGACATTGATATGCCTACCGGATTAAAGTTAAGCACTCGATATGAACCGGTTGTAGCATATGTCCATGAGAACATTGCCAAAGGCGACGATGTAATTGTAATGGGATGTAAGAAGTCATTTATGTCAAAGGATAAAACTACACAGAAAGTTATTCTTGACGATAAAGGAAATCCAGTAATGATTCCATATTATGAGTTGTGGGGGATTATCAAGTCGTTTAGTGGCAATGATGAGATTGCAGAAATGTTAAGAAGTAAAGGATTAGTATAACATTTTGTTAATAACCATCTATTTTTAAATGATGAAAAATCATGAGATATATTAAAATTATTAAGACAAAATGTAATGTTTTTCCTGGATATGTTCCAGAATCTCGGATAATAACAATTGGATATAATGAAATGGATTCTGTATGGAATGTACTTTTACTTGATAATTCATGGTATACATGCGAAAATAAGTTTTATGCCAATCCATTTGAAGAATTGTAAAGTAATGAAAGATAAGATGAAATATTAAAAAGGATGATGATTCCAAATGAAAGTTGATAATGTAGAGATTAATGGATTTGATACGGTTGTTATTAAAAGTCGCCGAAAGAAACATGGTAATGATTGTGCAACTGTAGTATTTAAAAAGGTTGATGATTGGGTTTGGGAACGCGATGGTAAACCAAATGATCGTGTTGCACATCGAGAAATGGTTAATAAGATTAAATCATTTACGTATTCTCCATGGCATAGAGTCTGGATCAATGGGTCATATGTAAATATCTATCCTTGGGTCGAAGAATAATACGTTACTTTTTTATATAGGCAAATATCTCAATTCCTGTAATGATTGCTATTAGAGAAAAGAATTGCGGAAATTGTGAATATTGTGTAAGGAGTTCTACTACAAGGTTTAGATGTAAAGCACTTCCTACAGATCCAACCCAAATATGGAATGGAAATCCTGCTGAACATTGGTGTGGATTGTATTGGACGGCGGCAACATCAACAGACACCAAATCGTCTACTGCTGTAAAAATTCCGTCTAAAAAAGATTAGAGTGTTATTTATGTGAATCTATTAATTGATCACACATTTTATCTACAATTTTTAACATTGGATGTTCACGTCGAACGCTTTCAAATTCAATTTTGTCAAATTTATTAATCAGATCCTGCACTGTTAAGTATAGTGGTTTTAAGTGTTCGGCCTTAACCTGATATTGACCAGTTACTTGCCTACTAACCAGTTCTGAATCTTGTATAACGTGTAATTCTTTAACACCACCTGCAAGCGCAGATAATAATAATGCGAGTAGTGCTTGATATTCTGCGACATTATTTGAACATCCACCAATATACATTGAGTTGGTATATAATGATTCGCCGTCCTCGTTGGTAATTATCCAAGCGCACGCAGCATGTTTATTATTACATTGAGATCCGCCATCGCAATATCCATAGAACATAGTAATAGATTGGCATTAGTTATATATAAAATGACGTTCAATTAATTGATACACAGAGTTGATTTGAAATTGAGTAGTAGTGCTTGGAAAAAAGAAGAAACTGTAGAAGAGCAGTTCAAACCTAAAACCGAAGTAGTGAATGATTTTGTAAAGAGTGGTAGTGCAAAATCAAGTGTTGAAGATATGGTATTTGATTTTGATGAGGCGGAGGATGTAGGTCAGAAAAAGGAGATATTCAGTATCTATGGACAAAAAAATGATGGTAAGACTACCATATCTTATGGAGTTCCAAATGTTGGAGATAAGGTTCTTGTATTCAGTTTTGATAAAAAGAGTGTGAGGCCAAAAGATGCGCCGTATATAAAAGATGGCAATCTTGAAATTAAAGTTATAGATGCTATTAGATATGTTGATCAATCGAACGAGCAGAAATATCTTGATAGTAGTGTTATAACTCATAAGTTTGTCCTTTCTATACTTGAACAATCAACGGAGAGATTTGCACCCGATTGGGTAATGTTTGATGGAACAGAGCGGATGGCTGGAATTATGGAAATTGTAATGAGGGCAAAGAATAATCTCAAGCCATATCAGGGAATTGCAAATCGATCACTTTGGCGTGAACGGAAACAGTATCTTGACGATATTCATAAAAAAGCAACTGAAATTGCAAAGAAAGGCGTTATTTATACGATGTATTCACAAAAAGATGAAATTATTGATGAGGGTGCTGTTACGAAGAAAGTTGATATCCCAAAGTGGATTGGTAGCATCATGGAAGAAACTGATGTTGTGATACACGCGGAGGTTAAAAGTGAGAATGGTGGAAGGAAGTTTTATGCACATGTAGAAGGATCTAAGATTCCTGAAAAGTATCCGGATGGGGTTTATGATGTTACGGGGAAGCGTGTGAGGGATGTAATTGAAAGAGAAGTGGCCAATACTTACTAATATTATTGATGACGATTGGTTTAAATGTAACAACTATTTTAGCAAGACACGTCTCTCCCTTTTTAATTTTTGCCAGGTTAAGTATCGTAAGCAATATGTAGAGAAGATATTACCATATGAAGAAACACATGCTACAACCATAGGCACTCGATACCACGAGTTTATGGAAACGTTTATGAAGGTGGCGCCTAATCATCTAATAGAAACGTGGAAGTCGTTTATCCATCCGAGTTTTACCAGCGAAGAAATCCCTATGCTTGAATGGACAATTGATAAGATGATTGAGAAGTTTAATAGGCGTGATGGTGACTTTGGAATGTTAGCAACCGAGTATAAAGTAATTGATCATAAAGATTGTTTGCGTGGTATAATTGATTATATTGGGGAAGGTGATGATGATAATACCATTGAAGTTTTGGAATATAAAACAAGTAAGAAAGTGAAGAAAGAACAGTTACAAATGGAATTTGGGTTTTATGATATATTGTTGGATTGTGTGGGGGAGTTGGAAGGATATAAGCGCAAGTATATCGTAATTGATCCTAGAACGCGAGAAATTCTTTCATTTACACCATCGAAGAAGTCTACTATATTTAACAAAATTGATAAAATTAATGAAGCGATAGCGAGTGGTAAGTTTAAGTCTACTTGCGGAATTGACAAACGCTATGGTACACCATGTTACACGACTATATTTTGTTCAATTTGTTCATTGGAAGAGATTGCAGCGAATAATGGGTTGACTAATTATGGTGTATCGTAACGATAGATTTAAATATATAAATGTTGTATCCTATATATAATGATTAAAATAGAATTTAATGCAAGTGAAGGGTTTGCCCTTTTAACCTGTATGAACTATCTATTTGCATCAATTCAAGATGTAGATGGAATAGAGGACGAACAGAAAAAGAAAGACGTTGAACTTGAATATTATCGGGCAATTGCCAGGATGCAAAATATAAAAGATGAAGATATGATGGCAATGGTTGATAAATTAGAAGAGTTGAGGGTTGCACTGGTTAAAGAAGGAGGAGAACCAGAGGCAGTAGATCTTGGAGTCATTGAAACTGTAGAATCATAACTTTTTTATATAATCATCACCCACCTCTTTATATGACAAATGAAAGAGAAGACGGTGGGATTGTTCCTAATGTATCCTACGTTTATAATACGACTACATCGCCATCATCAGGTGGTGGGCCTATTTTTATCCTCCTATACATCCAATGTGGTATATTCATTATTAATCAATATCTACACCTCTCTATGGAGTTGTGGCAGTTGATATTTCCGACATTTATTGCAGTGATGTCACTATCAATTGGATTAATGAATCAAAGATCCTGAAATTGTAGATACCACAAAACAGAGCAAGTTAGATGAATACTGAAGTTATGTTTTCAAGTAACGATCATGATTGGGAAACACCGCAAGAATTGTTCAACAATCTAAATGATGAATTCCATTTTACACTTGATCCGTGCGCTTCCATTTCAAACCATAAATGTGAAATGTATTATACAGAGGAGATGAACGGACTTTCATTGAACTGGAAAGGATATACGGTGTTTATCAATCCACCATATGGCAGAGAACAGAAAGTATGGATAAAGAAGGCATACAAAGAGTTTATGGATAATGATGTTACTTCTGTGTTATTAATACCATCTAGGACTGATACTGCTATATTTCATGATATAATCTTTCCACATGCATCGCAGATTAGATTTATAAGGGGAAGATTGAAGTTTAGTGGATGTAGTAATGCAGCACCTTTTCCAAGTTGTATAGTTATATTTTCTAAAAAATATACTTATATAAATAGATATGTCCCGTGGGAG